CCCTGTAAAGGTTAAGGTACTGGGGGAAGAGACCAAAGAGAAACTTGAGGCAGCTCAGCGCGTTAAGGCGGATATGAACTATGAGCTGACCGAGCGCATGGTGGAGTATCGCTCCGAGCATGAACGCATGCTCTATAGCCTTGGCCTCGCCGGTTCTGCCTTCAAGAAGGTCTACTACGACCCCAATCTGGGACGGCAGGTAGCCGTCTACATTCCTGCGGAAGACGTGATTGTGCCCTACGGCGCGTCGCATATTGAGACCGCAGAGCGTGTGACCCACATCATGCGCAAGACCAAGAACGAGCTGCGTAAGCTACAGGCTAACGGGTTCTACCGCGACGTGGAGCTGGGCGAGCCCGAGCCGTACCACACCGACATCGAAGAGCGTAAGGCCGAGGAAGGGGGCTACTCACTCAACGATGACGACCGGTTTGCGATCTACGAAATCCATGCGGATTTGGTCATTGAAGGGATCGACGACGAGGATGACGTTGCTAAGCCCTATGTCGTCACCATCGAACGGGGTACTAACGAAGTCTTGGCGATCCGCCGAAACTGGAACCCGGATGACCCGCTGACTCTTAAGCGGCAGCACTTCGTCCACTACGTCTATGTGCCCGGGTTCGGCTTCTACGGCCTTGGTCTCATCCATATCATCGGGGGCTATGCCAAAGCTGGCACCTCCCTCATCCGCCAGCTAGTCGATGCAGGTACGTTATCTAACCTCCCTGGGGGCCTCAAGTCCCGTGGCCTGCGTATTAAGGGTGATGACACGCCGATTGAGCCCGGTGAGTGGAAGGACGTGGACGTGCCCAGTGGGTCTATCCGCGACAACATCATGCCCCTGCCCTATAAGGAGCCGAGCCAGACCCTGCTCTCCCTCCTGAACCAGATCACGAACGAGGGGCGTCGTCTGGGCGCTGTCAGCGACATGAACATCTCCGACATGTCGGCTAACGCCCCGGTCGGAACCACGCTGGCGCTCCTTGAGCGGACCTTGAAGCCCATGGCTGCGGTACAGGCCCGGGTGCACTACGCCATGAAGCAAGAGTTCAAGATGCTCAAGCAGATCATGGCCGAGTACGCCCCGGCAGAGTACAGCTATCAGCCGCATAGAGGCGAAGTGGGTGCTCGCCAGATGGACTACATGATGGTGGACGTGATCCCCGTCAGTGATCCGAACAGCAGCACCATGGCCCAGCGGGTTGTGCAGTACCAAGCGGTGTTGCAGATGGCCCAGCAAGCACCCCAGATTTACGACCTCCCTCAGCTTCATCGCCAGATGATCGAGGTGCTCGGCATCAAGAATGCCGACAAACTTGTTCCTACCAGGGACGACGCGAAACCGACCGATCCGGTCAGCGAGAACATGGACGCGCTCACGGGCAAGCCGATCAAGGCGTTTATCTACCAAGATCACGACGCCCACATCGCTACCCATACGTCCTTTATGCAGGACCCCATGGTCGCCCAGACCATCGGCCAGAACCCGCAAGCTCAGCAGATCATGGCTGCACTGCAGGCTCACATCGCCGAGCACCTTGGGTTCCGCTACCGCAAGCAGCTTGAGGAGAAGCTAGGGGCACCGCTGCCCGCTCCGAACGAGGAGCTACCGGAGGACATCGAGGTCGAACTTTCCCGACTCGTTGCCCAGGCAGGTCAACAGCTTACTCAGGCTCACCAGCAGCAAGCAGCGGCTCAGCAGGCACAGCAGAAGGCTCAGGACCCGGTCCTCCAGATGCAGCAGGCAGAGCTTCAGATCAAGCAGCAGGACATCCAGCGCAAGGCTCAGAAGGACATGGCCGATCTCCAGCTCCGCGCAGCCGAGCAGCAGCGTAAGGCCCAGAAAGATCAGACAGATGCCGCACTTGAGATGCAAAGACTACAGCTTGACCAGACCGAAACCGCCCTAGAGGCGCAGAAAGATGGCATCAAGCTGAAGCAAGCTCGCCAACAAGCAGACCGCGAGTTTGAAATGAAGGTGCTGCAGGACATGCAGAACCGCAGAAACCAAGGGCCGACTAGAGAATAAATATGGCAAAAACCGTCTTTGACGTGCTGAACGATCAAATCGACTCGCAGTTGGAGTCAGCAAAGGATTTCCTTAGCTCAGGCGCAGCTAAAAGCTACGAGGGCTATAGGGAAGTTGTTGGGCTTATTCGGGGTCTTGAGTCCAGCAAAGCCTTAATCGCAGACCTCTCGCGTAACTATATGGACGATGAAGATGACTAACGTGGCCGCAGAATTAGTTGAAGGCGCCCTTGAGGCGGAAGCAGCACTTACTGAGGAAGAGTTAGAAGCGCAACTTCCCAAGCCTGTGGGGTATCGCATTCTTATTGCTCTCCCGCAAGTAGAAGAAACGTTTGAAGGTAGCGAGCTAATTAAGACCAGCTCGGTTAAACACCAAGAACAAGTGTTGTCGATTATCGGTGCCGTTATTGATATGGGCTCCGAATGCTATGGCGACAAAGAGCGTTTCCCGACCGGGCCTTGGTGCCAAGTTGGGGACTTCGTGATGTTCCGAGCTAACTCGGGCACGCGCTTTAAGATCGGTGGTACTGAGTACCGCCTCATGAATGACGACAACATCGAAGCTGTCGTCGCCGACCCTCGCGGTATTACGAGAGCGTAAGGAGTAATACATGGCGTTCCAACAAGTAGAGTACGATTTTCCTGATCCTGACAAAGAGGATAAGGACAGCCTTGAGATCGAGATTGAGCCCAGCAGTGCTCAAGTTATTGACACCAAAGGTAAGAAGAAAGCCGGGGCGGAAAGCAAGGACGACAAGATCGTTGCCGGTGAGTACGAGATTGAAGTCGTTGATGATACGCCGAAAGCAGATCGCGGCAGGAAGCCCTCTGAGCCCCCGGAGGATGTCACTGAGGAAGAGCTTCAGGACTATTCGGAGAAGGTACGGCGGCGCATTCAGCACTTCTCCAAGGGCTACCACGACGAGCGTAGGGCCAAAGAACAGGCCATGCGTGAGCGTCAGGAGTTGGAACGCATAGCTCAGCAACTTGTTGAAGAGAACAACAAGCTCAAGCAGAGCACTAATAAAAGCCAAGCTGCTCTTCTTGAACAAGCTAAGCGAAATGTTGCCGCTGAGCTTGAGTCTGCCAAACATAAATACCGGCAGGCGTATGAGTCTGGTGAGGCAGATGCAGTACTAGAAGCGCAGGAAGCCTTAACGAATGCTAGACTTAAGGCGGAAAGGCTTAAAAATATCAAAGCTCCTGCTTTACAGGAAAAAGAAGTTCCTGTAGAAACGCAACGAGAACAACCAGTTAATAACGCCCCAGCAGTACAAGTCGATGTTAGGGCTCAGGAATGGCAGGAAGCTAATCCCTGGTTCGGCACCGACGATGAAATGACCAGCTTTGCGCTGGGGTTGCATTCGAAGCTGGTCAAAAACGGGGTTGATCCCCAGAGCGATGAATACTACGAGACTATTAATGCTCGTATGCGGAGAGTCTTCCCAGAGAACTTTGAGGACACTGAACTTGAAGATACTGAGGAAGAGAAGCCAAAACGTAGGGCAAATGTGGTGGCGCCCGCTACGCGGAGCACAGCACCTAAAAAGGTCAAACTATCGCCAACACAGATCGCCATTGCGAAACGGCTCGGAGTTCCTTTGGAACTATACGCCAAAAAGGTTGCAGAAGAGATGAGGAAGTCAAATGGCTGAGAATCGGATTAACCGTGAACTACAGACCCGTGAAAAAACTACCCGCAAGCGCGCATGGCAGCGACCGGAATTGCTTCCGAATCCCATGCCGGAAGAAGGGTACACCTACCACTGGGTTCGTGTTAGCACGCTCGGTACCGCTGACGCCACTAACGTTTCCTCAAAGCTCCGTGAAGGTTGGGAGCCTGTGAAGGCAGCAGATCATCCCGAAATCACCATGGTCACCGTTGAAAACGAACGGTTTGCGGACAACGTGGTGATCGGTGGTTTGATGCTTTGTAAGGCCCCGGCGGAACTTGTCGAAGAGCGCAACGAGTACTACGGTCAGCAGACCAAGGCTCAGATGCAATCTGTAGACAATAACTTCATGAGAGAAAACGACCCGCGTATGCCGCTTTTCAATGAGCGTAAGACGAAGGTCACCTTTGGTAATGGGTCTTGATACTTTCTAGGAGTCTAACATGGCTTATCCGACTGTAAGTGGGCCGTACGGCCTAGTTCCGGTCAAGCTGATCAGCGGCACGCCTTTCGCAGGTGTGACCCGTCAGTACAAGATTGCTTCTG